CGCATGATTTCCCTTTTGCAGGCATGGAACAAATCTGAGAAGAGGATGGGAAAAGAGCATGAAAACATATTATTGTGTAACATCATCATTTGACGATAGGGGAAGAGCAACGGCAAACATTACAGATATGATAAAAGCAGAAGAGAAGCCGGAAAGCACATACACAAGCACCAGGAGAAAAGATATATACAATGATTGGTTTGAAAGCGAAAAAGAAGCACAAGAGTATGTGGAACAAACAAGGATTGCATAAAGTAAGGGCGGCAGCAGTGCCGCCCAGGCAACTAAAAAGGCCGCACAGTGAACGGGTGCGAGTGTCCCAAGCCACTATAAACCGTTGAGGGGTTGCAACAATAGGCGTTGCGGTACTGTCTGACAAGTTTTAACCCACGTTTTAATGTGAAACGGGGAAGCAATGAGGTATACACCGGGCAAGGGTGCATTGCTTATATACACAATCGTTTAGACCAATGCCCGGAAACCCAAAACGCCTATATGATGCAACTATATATTGAAACCCGTTGTTTCTGTGATTTTATCAATGGTAAATACACGCACTTTTAAGCCTGGCACATTCCGCCGGGCTTATTGCACATAAAAATAAATTTATAAATATTGCGTAATATGTATTGACATATTGCGTAATATGATATATAATAAAGACAGTTAAGGGAGATACATAAAACCTAACGAGTACCTGGGCGGCAGAGAAAGGAGAATAACATGGAAGATATGGACAAGAAAGAAATTAAAGAAGTCATTGAGTGGTGTGACGAGAAAGGGCATAGCGAACATGAGATTTTGGATTTAATCAGAAGAATTGTGGATGCGAAGCCAAGAAATGAAGAAAAGCCTAATGAATAGGCTTTAGGGATGCAGAAAGGGCGGTGGACTTGCCAAAACCGCCCAAACTGTAAAACCTATTATATACCATAAGGCAAGAGAAAGGAAGAGGGCAACGGATGCCAAAAACAAAAAAAGAGTTCGACCAAGTGAAATACCAAAATCAGTTTATAAATGAGAAGTATGACCGCATCAACTTGACCGTACCAAAAGGAGATAAAGCCGTTATTAAAGAAAGGGCAGCAGCAGCCGGGGAAAGCGTGAACGAATATATTAACCAGGCTATTAAACAGAGAATGGAGAATACAAGCAATGCCTAATGAATACGGAATAACGGCAAAGGAAGCCACAGAAGCATTAACCGCCGCCATGCGATTATTACCACCGCCAGGGAAAGAGGATATAGAACTTATAAAAAGAAACCCTACTTTAAATTGGTGGCAAAAGTGGAAATTGATATGCCAAATTAAAGGAAGGTAGCACGGAAGAAAGCGAGGAACACAACATGGGATTATTTAGCAACCTATTTTCAAAAAAGAACACGGCAGCAGCACAACCGCAGCCCGTACAGATGGCGGAAGAAAAAAAGCCAAGATATATTGTAAAAAGTCAACGCTTTATCCTGGATAATGTAAAAGAACACATGGAAGATATTATGGACCTTGTGGAGAAAAACGAGGATTACAAGTTAAAAAAGAAAGACCTCATAGAAGAAAATAGGGAAGATGAAAACATCTATGAATATGAATTGAACGAAAAAGCCACAATAACCACTATATCTTGTGAGGGGGGGGGTGGAGCAACTACAAGTATTTGTATGTAATACCCACATTGGAGATATTAAAAAGGGCGGCATAAGCAGAGTAAAGAACCTTTTGAAAAAGGGAAACATAGAAAATATATGGTCCGAGGTTTCCGGCGGCAACTATAAACATTTAAGGTATGATGCCGGAAAAGATGTATATTACTATGATGAATTAGAAAAAGAATTTAGTATTACCATTGAAATAACCTATAAAGAAGAAATCACAGAATAAGTAAAGAAACATAGGAAACAGACGGGGACAACAACGGATTATTCCGGGTTGTCCCTATTGCCGTATCAAGGGGGTTATTTTTATGGGTAGAAAATACAAACAGTTAAGCCAAAATGATAGAATATCAATGGAAACACTACTTAACAAAGGTCATTCCGTACAAGAGGTTGCGGATTATTTGCACGTTCACAGAAGCACTATTTACAGAGAAATGAAACGGGGCGAGTATGTACATAGAAATTCAGACTATACGGAAGAGGTGCGTTATAGTAGTGATAAGGGGCAGCAGACCCATGATTGGAACGCCCAGGGCAAAGGCAGAAATATTAAAATAGGCAATGATATTAAATTGGCGGAATACATAGAAAATAAGATTGTAGAAAATAAATATAGCCCGGAAGCAGCATTGGCAGCAGTAGCAACAAGCGGAATAGAATTTAGCACCACTATAAGCGTAAGAACCCTATACCGCTATATTGATAACGGCATATTCCTTAAACTTACCAACAAGCATTTACCCGTTAAGGGTAAGAAGAAAAAGAAAAACAAGAAAGTCCAGGTACAGAAGAGGGCAGCAGCCGGGGAGAGCATAGAGAACCGCCCGGATGAAGTGGCAACCCGTGAAACATTCGGACATTGGGAAATGGACACCGTAAAGGGTAAACAAGGCGTTACAAAATCATGTATGCTTGTATTAACAGAGAGAAAGACCAGGGACGAGATTATATTTAAACTAAAAGACCAAAAGGCGGAAAGCGTGGTGGATGCCCTGGACCGTTTAGAAAGAAAATGGGGAGATATGTTTTCTAAGGTGTTTAGAAGCATCACAGTAGATAACGGCGTGGAGTTTTCAGATTGTAAAGGCATGGAGCGTTCAGCGTTGACACCAGGAGAGAAACGCACATACCTATTCTATTGCCACCCGTACAGTAGTTGGGAGAGAGGGACCAACGAGAACACAAACAAGCTAATCCGCCGCCATATCCCTAAAGGGGAAGATTTTGACGAAAAGCAAGATAGGGACATTGAATTTATAGAAAATTGGATAAACACATACCCACGGGGTATTTTTGGCTTTAAAACATCAGAAGAATTATTTAAAGAAGAGTTGGAGAAAATCACGGCATAATATTTTTTTTCAAAAACTTGACGCAAAACTATTGACAAAATATAATAAATAAAAATTATTTGAAAAAATCATTGACTTCTTTAATAAGCACATGCTATAATGCTATTCGGACACTTTTGAATAGTGCCTTTTTGTGTGTGCAAAAAGGGGCTTTTGAGAAGAAAGGAGGATTTGCTGTGAAGGTAAGATCATCAGTTAAACCTATTTGCGAAAAATGCAAAGTCATTAAAAGAAAAGGAAGCATCAGAATTATCTGTGAAAATCCAAAACACAAACAGAGACAGGGTTAATTATTCCTTATTCTGATCGTAATAGTACCATAACTATTACAAATTCATTATGTGCGGCTGCAGTGGAACACCTGATCAGGTTGTAGACACTGTTATCATAATAACAGCAATGGATAGCTGCTTTGTTATGTTAATACCGAGACATAACAGAGAGAACATCGAAAAATGGTTGACAGGCGATGGCACACATTTCAGGCCGGACGACAACGGAGCTGCTTAGCTTGCAATCGACAGCAAAGATATTATGCCGTTATGGGTTGGAAGATTCTTCCAAAAGGCATAGGGAAGAAGAGCTTTGTAGGAAGTCATGAGGTCAAAGTGACTTTACGTTGATAATAAAAACTTAGATGCACAAAGCATCGGAGAATTAATGGAGGTTAAAAAACACATGGCTCGTATCGCAGGTGTAGATTTACCAAGAGAAAAACGTGTTGAGATCGGTTTAACTTATATCTACGGAATTGGTAGAGTAAGTGCTGATCGTATTCTTGCAGAAGCAAATGTTGATCCTAATACTCGTTGCAGAGACTTAACAGACGACGAAGTTAAGAGAATCAGTGAAGTTATTGATAATACACAGACTGTAGAAGGTGATTTACGTAGAGAAATCGCTATGAACATCAAGAGACTTCAGGAGATCGGATGTTATCGTGGTATCCGTCATAGAAAAGGTCTTCCAGTTCGTGGACAGAAGACAAAGACAAACGCAAGAACTCGCAAGGGTCCAAAGCGTACAGTTGCTAATAAGAAGAAATAAGCTTCTTTGTGACTGCTTTTAAAGATGCAATTAATCATTTATTATTAGAGAAAGTAGGTTAGTTTAGATATGGCTAAAGTTACAAAAAAAGTGACAAAAAAGCGTGTAAAGAAAACCGTTGAAC